ATTATCTATTAGTGCAGCACAAGAAGATAAGATGGCAGTTAACTCTTTGATTGAATCGGCTATGGAAGTAGCAGGTGCAAACAAAGCAGCCAACATAGGTACAGCCATACACTCACTAGCAGAACGATTAGATTTAGGACAAGACTTAGGTGTCGTACCACCACAGTGGATACCAGACATCAAAGCATACGAAGAAGCAACTAAGATTCTCAACAATAAGTTCATTGAACAGTTCAGTGTGCTAGATAAATACAAGATTGCTGGTACACCAGACAGACTTGTTGAGTATAACGGTGAGTTATTTATTGCTGATATTAAGACAGGTCGGATAGACCATCCTAATAACATAGCAATACAGTTAGCAATCTATGCTAACGGCTTGCCGTATGATGGTGCTACGGCAACCCGTAGTACATGGGGAGATGTAAACAAAGACAAAGCAATCATTATCCATTTACCTGCAGGAACTGGCACATGTAAGTTAGTGTGGGTAGATATTAAAGAGGGCTATAAAGGTTTACAATTATCCATGAAAGCAAGAAAATGGAGAGACCAAAAAGGTCTTTCTTATCCGTTCGAACAGGAGAACAAATAGTGTCTCACTCAGAAGCACCAATCAGTATCACAATCAAGACAGCATCAGGTAGTTTAGTAACAGTCCGTGCAAGTAACGGAGAAGAACTAGACGCAGTGGTTGCAACAGGATTAGCAGCCATCACATCAGCCACAACAGAACTAGAACAAGCAATTCGTGGCACAGTACCAGCACCTATGACAGTAGGAACAATTGCATCAGCACTAGGCGCAAGCATTTCACCAATGGATAACTCAACTGCAACGCTTAGTGGACGCAACTGTCCACATGGAAAGATGACTGCCATTCAAGGCACTGGTAAAGATGGCTCAATATATCGTGGTTACTTTTGTGGTGCACCTAAAGGTGCCTTTGATAAATGCAAGAATGTTTATCTAAAGACAACAGATGCAGCATGGAGTACATTCGTAGCAGAACAAGTTAAATAAATGGGAACAGTAATGGAGTTTCCAACAATAACTTTATCAAAGTGTTGTAATGCACATCAACTTGCAGACTCATGCGAAAATCATAGTACACAATATGACTATGATAATATGTATAAAGACTGCGATGCAACGTGTTGTGAACAATGCGGTAAAATTATGCAGAAATGTGGTAAGTGAAAACCCTTAGACGCTCAATCAGTAAAGCCGAGGTTGGTGGTGAACCATTACCACCAGCCTTCCAGGCTTTTGAAAGAGCGGGAATCATACTACGCAGAGCAGAGGTAACAGTAATAGCAGGCACTCCAGGTGCAGGCAAGTCATCAATTGCATTAGCAATTGCTGCCAGAACTAAACTACCAACGCTTTACTTCAGTGCAGATACCAATGCACACACCATGGCTATGCGTTTAATAGCAATGGCTGGCAACATGAGCCAACAATCAGCAGAATTATTACTAAAGAAAGACCCAGACAAAGCAAATGAAATACTATTACTAAACAATCATTTGTTCTGGTCATTTGAATCTACACCTACATTAAAAGATTTAGATGAAGAAGTATCTGCATTCGAAACAGTATGGGGCAGAAGCCCTACACTTATAGTTGTAGATAATCTTATGGACATAGCAATGGATGGACATGAAGAGTTCCAAGGTATGCGTGCTGCAATGAAAGAACTTAAGTATCTAGCCAGAGATACCAATGCTGCCGTGTTAGTACTACACCATACTAAAGAAGGATTCGAAGGTTATCCTTGCCAATCACGTTCATCTATTCAAGGATTAGTTAATCAGATACCAGCAATGGTATTAACTATTGGTCAGATGAAACAAGGAGATGACAACTTCTTATGTGTAGCCCCAGTTAAGAATCGTTATGGTAAAGCAGACCAGACAGGTAATAACTATGTTACTCTTTCATTTAATCCAGAGTCTATGCATCTAGATGATGTTATGATTAGATACACAACACAACAGGAATTACTATGAGTAATCCAGCCAAGGCTAAGGGCAGTAGAGCCGAGGCAGATGTCGTAAAGTGGCTTAAAATCAATGGTTTTCCGTATGCAGACAGGCGAATCGCAGGTGCCCAACTAGACAAAGGAGACATCAGTGGTGTTAACGGAGTAACAATAGAAGTTAAAGACCATTACCGTTTAGATTTATCTACATGGATAAAAGAGTTAGAAGTAGAAATACATAATGATAAAGCGTGGACAGGTGTAATAATACACAAACGAATAGGTAAAGGAGATGTAGGAGAATGGTATGCAACAATGCCAGCAAAAATATGGATAGAATTAATCAGAAAGATTACAAATGATAAATGAGTTATTAATTTTACTTACATTATTTCAACAAGAACTAATAGGATTGTTGTTGTGGATAAGCACAGTATTGCTGCCTATCTAGAATACTTAGGCGCCACCCTGCCAGCCGTGGGGCATGGTTGGCGCAAGATGAAGTGCCCATTTCATGGAGATACGCATGCATCATCAGCAATTAACTACGATGATAATAGATTTAAATGCTTTGGTTGTGAAGCCCAAGGTGATGTATATGATTTAATAATGCAAAGAGAAGGAGGAAACTACATTGAGGCTATCAAATTCGCAGAGAGCATATCTCTTCCAGGCAGCAGAGGAATACGGAAAGCATCTACATCTGGCAGAAAGTTATCTTTCAAGCCGTCATCTATCGGTAGAAGAGGGCAAAACTTTTAACCTAGGTTTTGTTAAAGACCCAGTTCCAGGACATGAAGCCTACAAAAATAGGTTAGCAATCCCATACATTACCCCGTCAGGTGTGGTTGATATTAGATTTAGAAGTATCAACAATGGAGATGAACCTAAGTATATGGGTATGCCTGGGGCTAAGACTACAATGTTTAATGCACAGGTTGTGCTAACAGCAGGTAGTTATATATGTGTAACCGAAGGTGAACTAGACACAGTTGTTCTGTCAGTTAAGACAGGGCACCCATCAGTTGGTATACCTGGAGTTAATAATTGGAGACCATACTATGCAAAGATACTAGATGATTTTGAAACAGTAATTGTATTAGCAGATGGTGATAATGCTGGCTTAGAATTTGGCAAAAGACTAAGTAGAGAACTACACAATGTTAACCTATTACAAATGCCAGAAGGACATGATGTTAATAGCATCATAGTACAAGAAGGAAAGGAATGGATAGATGAACGAATCAGAAAATGTTTGGGACAATCCTGAAGATTTTTGGAATCACATACAATCTAATAAAAAACTAATTGGCATAGCAGTATCTGATGAACAAGGGCTAGATATCTTAAATGCACTAAGAGATATCTATCTAAGAATAGATGAAGAGCCAGAAGATGCAAAACAAATGTTAACAATGTTAGGTATAATATTGTTAGCAAGTAGTCAAGGTGAAGGTAAAACAATTAGCAATGAAATAGCAGTTCAAGCAGCAATGGAAGAGTTTGATATACATATGAATAGGATGTTAGATGAAAAATCCAACTGATGTTGATGCAATACTTAGTGAGTTACGTAGTATCATGATGAAGAAACAGGCTGACTACGGACCTCTGAACATAGCCCTTGCCCCTGGTGGGCCGATGAATGGGCTGCGTGTAAGAATGTATGATAAGTTGGCTAGGTTAAATAACTTGGCTGATAAGGGCGCCACGCCCAACTTTGAATCTATTGAAGATACCCTGATAGACCTGGCTAACTATGCCATAATAGGACTATTGGTACAAAGAGGACAATGGGAAGGAACTGACTGATGTGGAAGATTAGAAATCCATTTTACTGGATAGATACACCTAGAGAAACTGTGCTTGTAGTTTGTTATCGTTGCTCAAAAAACTTTCCAGCACACATAAATAATATACGAGTATATAATTATTGTTTGAATTGTAAATAATTTGAATACTGAGGGTTGGGTACAAGAGTATGATTTACTTGTGTCCACCCTTGGCCTGGAATATTCTAGAAAATATTCTATAATTGAACCTGCAGATATAAAACAAATCTTATGGCTATGGTTTGTTACACACCCCAAAAAATATAAAGAGTGGTCAGAGTTACCACCTAAAGATAAAGAAAAACTAATTGCTAAATCATTACGCAATGCAGCCATTACCTATTGTGAAAAAGAAAAAGCCCGTAAGTTTGGGTATGATATGACTGACCTTTATTACTATGACTCGTCAGTTATTGAAGCATTTCTCCCATCTATTTTGGCAGACAGTTACGAGATACCCACTAAAATACAAGACCTTAACTTTCAGTTTGGTAAATCAGGAGAAGTAACAGATGGCAACAACTGGCTAGTTCTACGGTCAGATATAGAAAAAGCATTCA